ATAGTACGGATCCCAATAAGGTACACGCACTTAATGGAATGATTATACGCATGCTGGGTGCAATTGACTCGAACGACGAGTACTTCGAGATCTGGGGCACTGGAAAGCCGATCCGCGAGTGGATTTATATCGACGATGTATGTAAAATAATGCACAGGGCGGCCGATTTGGGCGATATGATTGAGCCTATTAACGTTGCCCAGGGTAAAGGATTTACTATCGCTGAAACGGGAGGTTGCATAGCGAGTGCAACTGGATACACCGGTGCCTTAACATTCAATACCGAGTATCAAGACGGCGCCCCCGTTAAGATTCTGGGTATGGGTGAGTTTGCAACGTTGTTTGAAGAATACAAGTTCTCGGATCACCAAGAAGGAATTAACCATACAGTTGAATATTACAAAGGAGTATTAAAGTAATGGAACAAGATTACAAGATGGAAGAGCCTGTTATCCGCTGCTGGAGCGTTTTCATTCCTGAGCATGCAGGTGACGAAGTAACAAAGACCCTTAAATCCACGTGGATAAATACAGGGAAAAAAGAGAAAGAGTTTAGGGAAAAGATTTGCCAGCGCTTTAATGCTCCCTATGCGGTGGCCTGCATGACTGGCACAGCCGCTCTTAAAATTGCTCTTAAGTCCCTCGGTGTGGGCCCCGGGGATGAGGTGGTGAGCACTCCTTTTACCTTTATAGCAACTAACACCGCAATCTTAGAGATCGGAGCGACTCCTGTCTTTGCAGATATTCAGTATGATACCCTCAATATTGATCCCAAGAGTGTTGCAGAAAAGATCACAGAGAAAACTAAAGCCATTATGTGTGTGCACTACGCCGGAAATCCTGTAGATTTAGATGAATTGCGGGAAGTTGCCAGTGCCCACAATCTTCCTATTATTGAGGATAGTGCACATGCCCAGGGCGCCAAGTACAAGGGTAATCCAATTGGATCCACCGGAGATGTGGCGACTTTTTCTTTCCAGTGTGTGAAGATTGTGACTAGTGGCGACGGAGGTGTCGTCACCACCACACGCCCTGAGGTCTATCAGAGGCTTAAGAAACAGTCGTGGTATGGTATCGATCGCGATACGAAGAAGACAAGCATCCTGGACCCGCTCCCGGCCCCTCCTGATGGTCTAGGCTTCAAGTCTAACATGAACGACATTACAGCTACTCTGGCATGCGTAGCTATTGATAGTCTAGATGAAGCACTCGCGATCCGCCGACCCATCGGTGAACGATACCGAGAAGAGCTAGCGGGCCTCTCAAAAGTTACCCTGGTTGATTATAAGGACCATTGGTCACCCAACTATCAAATTTTTCCCATTCATGTAGAAGACCGCGCCGCCTTTGCTCAGTTCATGTGGGATCGAAATATCCAAGTTAATGTGAACAACAGGCGCAATGATGTTTATGAGATGTTTGGCGGCCTCTGTGATTTGCCTAATCTCAAACGGGCCGACGAAGATGTTATTTTGATACCGCTCCATGCTGATCTCACTACATCAGATGTCACTCGGGTTATCGAGGCCATCAAGGAATATGATACCATATGAGGGCCCTGATCGGACATACTGGCTTTGTAGGCTCCAATATTTTACATCAAGCCAGCTTTGATAAGTGCTACAATTCAAAGAACATAGAGTCTATAGCAGGAGAAAAATTTGATACCGTAGTGTGTGCCGGGGTAAGTAGTATTAAATGGAAAGCCAATAAAGAGCCAAGAGAAGACTTTGAACAAATTCAACGACTTATAAGTTGTTTGGCTAGCGCCCATATTAAAAAACTAATCCTGATCTCAACGATAGCTGTTTATAATAAACCAGCAGAGAGTGCATATGGGAGCCATAGATTATATTTAGAAACCTATTTAAAGAACACATACGAAGACCTTTATATTACGAGATTACCCTCCTTATTTGGAAAAGGTTTAAAAAAGAATGCTATTTATGATCTAATAAATGAGGATTATCGCTTTCTTCCGGGCCCGTGGAGCTTCTTTCAATACTATTGTTTAGACAATATATGGTCAGACGTCACAAAACAGCTGGATTTGGGAATTAAAATTTTAAATTTGAGCACAGAGCCAATCGCGTTTGATAAGGTGCTTAAGCTGTTTGAAGTAGAAGCCGAAAGAACTGTTACAGGGAAGACAGTACAAGAAAAGATGCAGACCGATTATGCTAGATATTGGGGAAAAAAGGGAAAGTATCTATATACACAGTCGGAAATTCTGACTGATTTAAGGAGATTTATCAACAATGAGTGAATATTACCAATACTATCTAACACTTCACACGCACCCTAAGTGCAGGTTATTGCATTTTATTGGCCAATGGGCGACTTTAATATTTGCCGCGGCCATTTTTACAGGAGGGTTGTGGTACCTTATACCATTAATACCATTCATTGTCTATCCCTTTGCGTGGGCCGGCCATTTGTACTTTGAGAAAAACAAGCCTTTAGCCTGGGAAGGCATGAATGATTATGGATGGACAACGCTGAAGGCCAAAGTTTGTGACTGGATCATGTTTAAAGACATTTTATTAGGGAGATTAAGAATATGGTAAAGAAAAGAATATTAGTTACAGGCGGCGCCGGCTACGTGGGGACTGCCCTACTGCCGCGTCTTCTAGAGGCTGGACATGAAGTTACAGTATTTGATAATTTAATGCAAGGTGGAAATCAGCTTTTATCATTTTTTCGCAACAAAAACTTTCACTTCGTTAACGGGGATGTCACCATTAAGGGCGACCTAGAGTCGGCAGTAAAAGAGAAGGATATCATTATTCATTTGGCTGCAATTGTTGGATTCCCAGCATGCAAAAACAATCCTGAGTTAGCCACTGCTGTTAACGTCGGGGGGACACAGAATTTAATTGATGTTACCACACCGGACCAAGTTATCTTTTATGGTTCGACTGGGAGCAACTATGGTAAGGTGACAGATATTTGTACTGAAGAGTCTCCCCTTAACCCGTTAAGCCTATATGGTGAAACCAAGACACAAGCCGAACATATGCTGATGGCTCGTGGAAATGTTGTGGCATACAGATTCGCAACTGCCTTTGGAGTATCGCCTCGCTTACGTTTAGATTTACTTATAAATGACTTTACAAACAAGTGCCTGCGGGATGGATATTTGGTAGTGTACGAAAAGAACTTTATGCGAACGTTTATTCATGTCTCAGATATGGCCGCAGCTTTTATGTTAGCGGTCAACAATGTTGACAAGATGGTAAACAATGTTTATAATATTGGCGACGACACGATGAACTATAGCAAAGAAGAAATTTGCAATATGGTTTCGGAGAAGACAAATGGGTTCATCCATTTCGAGGAAATTGGCTCGGATGCAGATAAAAGGAACTATGTTGTCAGTTATGATAAGGTGAGAGCGCTTGGGTTCAGAACTCAGGTAAGCATTGAGGACGGCATCGATGAGATTATTAAAGCCTTAAACGTTATTGATTTTATTAATCCATACGTTAATATTAAAAGGGGACTCTGATCATGGCAAAATATGATTTAAACATTTTACGCGCGAACAACGAAAATCTTAAACACACTTGGAAGTCACATCCCAACGTTCATGCCGCCGTAACCCCCGGGGGAGATAAAGAGTATATGAAGCTCTTCCGCGAACACTACGATGGATTCACTGGTTCGATCCTAGAGATCGGCGCCGGGACTGGCTTTTTAGCTAATGAGATATTAACCCATTATCCTAATATAGATTATACGATTTTAGACATTGAAAAAAACATTGAAGAAGTGGTTAAGAAGACTTTGATCGACCACCCGGAGGTGAAGTATATTACATCTGCTAACTATGAAAAGGTTTTTGATGAGCAATATGATATGCTATTAGAAACTCATTGTCTTTCGGAAACTCCGCGATACTATTACACCAATCTTTTTAATAATTTATCTATAAAATCTTGTTTTGTCATCGACTACGGAGGCGATCCCACTGATCCTGGGTTTAATGATTCACTCCTGGCATGGTTCGAGCAATTTCCTTCTAAACAAGTGTTAAAGAATTATAACTTAGCCGGCGGTAAACTGAAAGGCATCCCGGTTTATATAGGGAAGCCAGATGATAGCTCCGGCTGATATTAAGAACCCATTTGGTGATTATAAAAACAGTCACCTAGGTCGCTCTGGCGTCCTCTTCGGCTCGGGACCCTCACTACTTCAGTTCGACACTACCAATCTTCCGGATAATGTTTTGCGCTTTGGAGTCAATGATCAGATTTTTCTAGATTTAGATTTAGATTATTGGTTTATGGGTGACTCCGTCCCTCAAGTCCCTGCTAAGTTTTGGGATCGGCTGCATCTATATAACAACTATACCCCTAAGCTTCAAAAGTTTATCCGTTTCTGCGATTGGAAAGATGACAGAAAAATCATCGTACCTCCGTATGGACAGGTGGCTCGCAATGGGCAGCTTCCGCTGGGAATGAAAAACTCTAAGTATTATGTAGCCGGAAGCGGCGGAAACCCAGAGACATGTCTGTTCAAAAAGGACATTGCCGAGGGTCATCTGACAGCTGTAGCATCTATCTCTTTTGAAGTGCTGCAATTTATGTTATACTGTGGAATACAAAAGATCTACTTGGTAGGACATGATTGTGATTACACCAATGGAACTTTTGCAAAGATTATGATTGGTAAACAACAGCAGGCTGATTATTATATTTTGAGATACTGGAAACAGGTAAAAGAGTGGATCGGGCAGAACTATCCTGATGTACAAATTTGCAGTATTAATCCGGTGGCCCTTGATATATTTCCAGAGGCTCAGCTTAAGGAGACAATATGTTAGATATAGAAAATAAAAATATTTTTATTGACTTTGATGGAGTAATATGCGATTCTAATGAGATAAAGAAGGGAAACATAGAAGCCGCGGCAGCGTTGTATGTGGACAAGAAAACAGCACGAGCATTTAGAGAATATTTCATCGCCAACAACGGCCTCCCGCGCGACCTAAAAACCAAAGAATTTTTTAAAGAAGATATGCAAGTTCCAACAGAAAAGATTTTAGAGGAGTATACAAAATTAAATGTAAATCTTTTAGATGCTCCACTAAACACAGGTCTCATACGGTTCTTAAAGAAAAATTCTAACGACACGGTGTATATTCTCTCTGGTGGAAGCCGAGAAGAAATAGAAGAATATTTAGAGAAACAGGGTATAAGGGATTATTTTTATGAGATACTCTCCGCCCCCACAACTAAGATTGAACATTTGAAAAATATAGAAAGGCGCCCCCATGATTTTTTTATAGGAGACTCGCGTTACGATTGTTTAGCCGCGACCGGGAGTGGGGTCAACTTCATCTTCATGAAGGGACTGACGCAGGAGGCGCCGCCATTCAAGTTTTTAAGTACCGACGATCAGGTTGTAGAGAATTTCATAGATTTATTATAATAACTCATAAGGACGCTTATATCGCATGACAAGGGAAAAAATAAAAGTAGGAATCAATGGCCTTGGGCGTATTGGGAGAGCTATATTACGAAATAATCATTATAAAGAATTCCTTGACGTTAAGGTTATAAATGACATTAATCCTGATGCGCATAATTTAGCTTATACTCTAAATTATGACACTCTATATCCTTCTCCATTCAAATTCAAAGTTGATGATACGATTCTTGTTAGTGGTAATTATCGTATAGCCATCTATAACTGTAAAAACATAGACGAAGTGCCATGGGAGGATCATGATCTTGATTATATCATCGATGCTTCCGGAGTGTATGAAAATGTTGTTAGAGCGAGAAAAATCCTAAGTCGAAAGAAGATCAAAAGAGTTTTTGTAACCCACTCCCCGGACATCGTAGATTTTCAGTTAGTATTGGGAGCTAACGAGGAAGAGTTAAATCTCGATGAGCATTTTTTAATTTCTACTAGTATTTGTGATGCTACTGCTATTGCTCCCGTGTTGAAATTGATAAATGATAAGTATAAGATAACAAATGGCTATATAACGACGTTGCATCCTTGGTTAAGTTATCAAAATCTGCAAGATGGGCCCGCTAGTTCCTGGTCAGTTCCGGGAGAGATTTATCATCATTATGCATTGGGCCGTACGGCCATTGGGAATATGATTCCGAAGCCCACAACAGCAGTTACCCAAACTTGCAATGTTCTCAAGCGCCATAATATAACCGAGGAAATGATCGGGTCATTTTCCTATCGAACTCCTACTGCCATAGTTGGTAGCGCAGATGTTACCTTAAACGTCGCGACATCGGTTACATGTGACGCTTTAATAGCCTGTCTTACAGAATATGAAGAGAAACAGAAGTGGCAAATTATTAAGAATAATATCGAGCCCCTGGTGTCTTTGGATTTTAAGCAGATAGATTATTCCGCGATTGTAGATAACAGATGGACTAGTGTCATCGGGGACAATCTTATAAAAGTAGTTTTGTGGTATGATAACGAGTATGGTTATGCTGGGAAAGTTGTTGAGCAGGTTAAGTATGTCAATGACTTGCTCGAGGGGTAAAATATATGGAAAATAAATTAGTAGCTCTGGTCCCAGCTCGGTTAGGAAGTAAAAGGGTCACAGGAAAGAGTTTGCGGCTGCTTAATAAGAAGCCCCTCATTTCTTATTGTATAGATGCCCTCAAGGAGACTGCCTACTTCTCTGACATCTGTATTAATTCAGACTCAGAACTGTATGAGCAGGTAGCTCTTCGCGAGTCAGTTAAATTTTATAAAAGAAGACCAGAACTAGCTACCAGTGAATCGTTGATAGATGATTATATTTATGATTTTGTGTTGCATACAGATGCAGACTACCTGGCAATTGTAAATCCTACGTCTCCGTTTGTGACGTCCGATGAATATGATCGCGCATGGGAGCAGTATAGAAATGGTGACTGCGATACCCTCTTGTCATGCGAGAGAATTCAGACTCATTGTTTTTATCAAGGGATCCCGGTTAATTTCGACCGCGACGGGCAGCATCCAAGGTCGCAGGATTTGGAGCCCTTACTGGCATTGAATTTTGCTATAACAATAATTAATTGTGAGAAATATCGACAAAATTATGAGAAGCATCAATGGGGACTATATACTGGGACCTTGGGTTTTTTTGAAACAAGCGGCATAGGCTCCATAGATATCGATTACGAAGAGGACTTTCAACTGGCAGAGTTTATGTCTCAATTTATGGAAGCTCAATCTTCTAATGAGTTTTCGAAAGAGTACGATCCAATAATACAGCCGCTCATTGATTCCGGTAGGGACATTTCTAATTGAAGCATGCTCTCCCAATAACTGAGAATATCCACTGTTTAGCTCTAAATTATAGGGGAGTGGGGGATAACTCACAAGATCCACTATATTTTGTTAAATCGTTAAATGCAATGTGTTTTAGTAATAGTCATGTTGAATATCCTCAACTATCAAATCAGTTTTGGACAGAGCCCGAGCTGGCAGTTTTTATTAGTGAGGAATGCCACAATGTGGAAGCGTCCGCCGTTATGGAAGTCATTCTTGGAGTTACTCTGGGAGCGGACCTCACTTGTCAGAATGTCCATCACCGCGATCATCACTTAGCGTTTTCAAAAAGCCGAAAAAACTTCTGCCCAGTGGTGGAAGAGTACCTTTCGCCTACGATTCTAGACCAATCCTCAGAATTCGTGCTCCGTACTTTTATAAACGGAAAACTTACTCAAGAGGGAAACACGAAGGACATGAAATACAACTTATTGGAATCTATATCTTATATATCAAGAATAACTGAGCTTAAGCGGGGAGACCTTATCTTAACGGGAACGCCCGCCGGCGTAGAAAACAATATATTGCAACGTGGGGACAGAGTGTTACACACACTTGATGATAAACTTGAATTACGATTTGAGGTGGTCTAAAAGTGTCAAAGATAGTTATAACGGATTATTTTTCAGCCCCGGGCCCCCCGGAAACACGTATTTTGGGCAATTTAGTGGGGGTAGAGGCTACAGAAGAGACCGAAGTCCTCATAGTCTGGCACGATATAATCGATGAAGACTATATTAAAGATATGCCTCACTTAAAAGGAGTACAGAGATACGGCGTCGGCTTCGACAATTTAGATATTGACTACCTTAAATCGCGGGGGATTGTATGTTGCAACAACCCTGATTATGGAGTAGACGAGGTATCCGATACGGCATTGTCTATGATTTTAAATTTCACCCGCGGCACGACCAGTTACAACGAAAGGGCAAAATGCTTATATAACACATGGCAAGAGAACGTTATACCCACAGTTCGAAGACACTCAGAGATGACACTAGGAATAATCGGCGCAGGGCGAATAGGAGGATCACTAATTCAAAAAGCCAAAGCTTTAAAGTTCAACATTGTTTTTTATGATAAGTATCAGCCGAGTGGAATTGAAAAGTTGCACGGTGTGCAGCGGATGGAATCCTTGGAGGACTTGTTGAGCGCATCAGATATTGTGTCAGTACACGTACCCAGCAATGACGAAACGAGGGGGATGATAAATAAAGAATTTATAGAGTGCATGAAAGACGACTCGATATTGGTTAATACTGCACGAGGTGATCTGATAGAAAGCTTGGATGTCTTATACGACGGATTAAAGTCTAAAAAAATATCTAAGATAGCCTTGGACGTCCTCCCGGAGGAACCCCCGATTACTAGCCCCTTGATAAATGATTGGCGATCGAGCTTAGGTTGGATTAGGGATCGCCTTATTATTAATCCACATACGGCTTACTACTCCGTAGAGGCTATTGAGGAGATGAGAGTAAAAGCGGCAACTAATGCACTGCGTATATTGAAAGGGAGAACACCTTTAAACATTGTATGAGATCCATTATAATATATAAAGCAAAAAGGAAAAATAATGAAACACAATCCATATCAAGTCATCACTACTTTTGAAGAACTAATAGCTGAGTATTGCGGGGCGCCCTATGCGGTAGCAGTTGATAATGCAACAAATGGATTATTTTTGTGCATGAAATATTTGGGGATAGAAGATCAGGAGATTACCATCCCCGCGGTTACATTTATGTCCGTTCCGTGTGCAATTATTCATGCGGGTAACAAGGTCAAATTTGACAAATCTCATCCGTCCATTGTTGATGGTAAGAGGCTCCGTGGTCAGTATCAGCTTGAGCCCTATCCTATCTGGGACAGCGCTCTCACATTCAGCCGAAACATGTATATACCAGGACAACTCCAGTGTCTTTCGTTCAGCGGCCCCCACAAGTTTTTGAAGTTGGGGAAGGGTGGTATGATTTTAACCGACAGCAAGGAAACTTATGACTGGCTGAAGCGAGCCGCCTATTTCGGCCGCCGCCCGGTAGACCATAAAGTCGAAGAGTTTGACATGCTCGGCTGGAATTACTACATGCTTCCAGAAATAGCCGCTAGAGGCGCCGTTTTGATGCTGGGCATAAAAGATGAAAATGAAGATCTGGAAATTGAATACCAAGATCTATCTAAATATAAAGTATATACGGAGGGAAACCGATGAAAAAGGTTATTTTAATACAGCCCTATTATGAAAATATCTGGGAACCTATTGGGTTAGGGTTTATTGCGGGGTATCTGAAAAAGTACCACGAAGGAGAATTGGATCTACGATGTTATCAGGGAAACTTTGACACAGATGAAACTATTGTGGAAGCGTGTATAGGAGCCGATGTAGTCGGGTTTTCCTGTACCTCTCCTGCATGGCCGCATGCGTTGCGTTTGGCAGGGGCTATTAAGGAAGTAAGCCCGTCCACTCGAACTGTGTTCGGAGGATGGCATCCGTCTGCACTCCCACAAGAATCCGCCGCGCATCCGTTTGTCGATCAGGTGGTAATTGGAGAAGGAGAAGAAGTTTTTCTAGATGTTGTTAACGGTAATACTGACCCCATCGTACAGGGCACAAAGCCGTCGATGCTCGATCTCCCATGGCCGGATCGACAGATTATCAAAAACTATAGAACAGTGGATCTGTGTGAAACAATGAACGGAAAGAGAACAGCTTCCTTTCAGTGCAACCGGGTGTGTCCCGTAGCTTGTGCGTTCTGTGCAGAACGAGTAATAACCGGAACCCGGAATCGCCGTGATAATCCAATCCGCTCGCGACCTGTTCTAGACATGTGTGATGAAATTGAGCACGTTATTGAAGAATTGGATCTAAACTATTTTAAGTTCGTTGATGCAACATTTGATATCACAGCAGATTTTGTTATTGAGTTTTGTAAAGAAAAGATTAAGAGGGGCATGACAACAGAGTGGGAATGCCTCATTCATGCTACCTTTGCCAATGAAGAAATGTTCAAGTGGCTTAAGTTGGCACAGTGCAATCAGGTTAATATTGGTGTCGAGACCGGCAGTGCACGAATCCTGAGAGATATCAAAAAAGGTCTCACGATTAAAAGTGTAAAGAATGTGTTTGCTTGGGCCAAGAAACATGGCGTCGAACGAAGGGGCTTCTTCCTCTTTGGCATGCCAAACGAGACCCGGGCAGACCTATTACTCACTGAAGAACTAATAGATGAGATCGATCCAGATGTCGTCGGGTTCACAATATTGTGCCCCTATCCGGGAACCGACCTTTATAAGCCGGAGCTACATCAAAATGTAGATTGGGAAAAGGCTGATGAATATTCTAACGACTTTTGGTGCACTGAGCACTTCACCAATATCGAGTTGAAAGCGCAACAAGCCTATTTTAAAACCAAATATGATTTATTGCTTTGCGAACGCCAAGAGGATTCCTCACAAGGCGGAGGCTTCGGCGACATGCGAGAACTAGAAAAACAGTCGACGTCCACCCCGATTGGAACAAATGTTAATAATGTTAAAATGCCAGCACCTCAACCGACCGTAGTACAGCTTGAGCGCCCCAAGACAACGACCGAAACTTAATATGATGAACTTGCTTGTAACAGGTGGCTGCGGCTTCATCGGATCCAATTTCATAAAAATGGTGCTCGATGAGCCTCATCGCGATTTGGTATCCAAGGTAGTTAATTTGGATGCTTTAACGTATGCTGGCGATCTAGAGAATACTAAAGATTTTCATGCTGACGACAAATATGTGTTCGAAGAGGTAAACTTATGCAACCCCGCCGCGTTACTAAGGGTATTCGTGGAGCACGGTATAACTCACGTGGTACACCTTGCAGCCGAAAGCCATGTGGATAATTCTATTTTAGATCCTAGCGCCTTTGTAGACAGTAATATTTTAGGAACGTTTAATCTTTTAAAGATTGCGCGACAACTAAAAGTTGAGAGGTTCCATCATGTGTCAACTGATGAAGTGTACGGAGAGCTAGGAGAAACAGGCAAGTTTGATGAGAACACAGCATACGACCCTCGAAATCCATACTCTGCGTCCAAGGCAGCGTCAGATTTTCTAGTGATGTCTTATTTTCATACTTATAAACTGCCTGTCACAATCTCTAACTGCTCAAACAACTACGGGCCTCATCAGCATGATGAAAAATTTATTCCCACTGTGATTCGTTCTTTGGCAAACAAAAAGAAAATCCCTTTATATGGCGCTGGGCTGAATGTCCGTGACTGGATTTACGTAGGAGATCATTGTGAGGGCATCTGGAAGGTATTGGAAGATGGCGTTCTAGGGGAGACATACTGTATTGGGTCTAATTGCGAAAAACGTAATGTTGAGGTCATCGACACCATCTGTACATCGATGGGCGTTGTCCCGTCTGAATGGGTAGAACACGTTGAAGACCGCTTAAGTCATGATTATCGTTACGCTATCGACAATAAAAAAATTAAAGAAGACTTGAATTGGTCCCCTAGAATCACCTTCGAAGAGGGTATACAGAAAACGATTGATTGGTATAATGAAAAGTATTAAAGGAATTATTTTAGCCGGCGGACAAGGTACACGACTCTACCCTCTCACTAAAGTTACTAACAAACACTTGCTTCCCATCGCAGGGGAGCCAATGATTTATTATCCCTTGCGAAAACTGACCGAAGCCGGCGTCAAAGATATTATGGTGGTCACAGGTGTTGATCACGCCACCGGGATTACGTCTCTACTGGGCTCTGGGAAAGATCACAACTGTTCCCTCACCTATAAGGTTCAAGACGAACCTGACGGCATTGCCGGAGCCCTGAGGTTGTGTCGTAATTTCGTAGGAGATTCATCTTGCGTGGTCCTCCTGGGGGACAATATTTTTAAGGATAATTTAAAAGAAGAGGTGGCATCCTTCTTACAGGGCGACGAAGATTGCCGGCTCTTCTTTAAGCGAGTCGCAGATCCTCGCCGCTACGGTGTGGGGACCTTTGTAGAAGACAAACTAGTGGAGTTGAATGAAAAGCCTGAAAAGCCCGAGAGCAATTTGGCTTGTGTTGGTATCTACTTTTATTCTAATAAAGTTTTTGACGCCATTGAACAAGTGGAGCGCTCCGCTCGCGGAGAGTATGAGATAACCAGCGTTAATAATACCTTTATTGACAAGGATAGTTGTAGCTGGGCAACCCTCGAAGATGTCTGGTCTGACGCAGGAACCATGGACTCCTATCATACCACTAATTGGTTAATGTATAAGGAGAAATAAATGAAGTTGTTGCTGACTACTAGAGCAGATAATACTAGCTGGGAGTGGGCCAAACTTGTCCACCCGCTATTCCAACAATATGCGCACCGAATCGGAGCAGACTTTCTTGTACTTGACGAAGCCACCGACGCCAAAGGTGCTACCGGAGGAATCGGCAACGGAGTGTATCAGTACCGAATCCTGAAGCACTATGATTTACACGAGCACTATGATCGGATTATAGCTTTGGATACTGACATGATCCTGATGCCATCACTACCCAATCTATTTGACGTTGTCCCCTATGACAGTGTAGGTTCGATTTACGAAGACATAGGTACCCGCGCCCCACAACGCCACCAGTGCATGCTTGCCGCGCAGCAACAATTTGGAGAGATCGGATGGACGTCTGGATATATTAATACGGGGGTGTTTGTTACTTCTAAGTGCCATCGGGATATCTATCGTAAAATTAATGATCAATATTTCGTTGCATGGGGAACAGATGATATTCATATTGGGTACCTCATAAATAAGTATGGGTATAAGGTTCACGAACTTTCCTATCAGTTTAATCACATGACGATGTATTCTGAAAGCTGGAACGACTCACCCAACCGCTTTGACTCACACATTATTCACTATGCGGGTAGAGGAGTGTTCGATGAGGGCGCAGCCCGCAATAAGATGCACCAAGCTCAATTGGATTACGAAAGAGTATACGGATGAAAAAGCTGATCGCCGGTCCGTGGGTAGGTGAGTTCGGCTGGGAGCTATTTGCATGGCAGGCGTACGTGCGTGCCTTATCTCGCAATTTTGACCACACTACTATAATCTCTCGTCCGGGCTCTGAAGCACTATACTCAGACTTCAGTGACCAATTTGTCGGACACATGCCCGCCGGCGGACTCACAGACTCCTTTTTCATGCACAATCTAGATTTTGTACAGGAATTAAAAAAAGTGATAATGGGAAACCAGATTCGAATGGATAAAGAGACAACCCTCTTTGTCCCTAAACGGCTAGGATTCCCTCCCTACACTCATTATGAGCAGTACCTAATGATAGGGGACTATATGATTGCCCCAGAATACGTTGCATATGGGAAGAAAGCCCCGCGGAAGTATGATTATATTTTTCACGCCCGAGATCGTAAACTTAGAGAGGAAGACAATTGGTCTCTAGAAAACTGGAGCGAGTTAAAAAGATTACTAGGGGACAAACGGATTGCATGCATCGGGACTAAAGCGGAATCTGCCTTAATCGAGGGCACCGACGATCTGCGTGATATCCCCTTAGGAGACCTCTTCGATACACTTCATAACGCCGAGTGTGCATTTGGTCCCTCCTCCGGTCCGATGCATTTAGTCAGTTTATGCGCGCTCCCTCATGTTGTTTGGTCCATCCCAAATAATAAAATCCGGTACGAGCTAAACTGGAACCCTCTACAGACTCCTGTGCTATTTGATAGCAGTAGCGACTGGCACCCCACGGCAACAACCATTTACGAACAATTTATAGACTGGAGCACTAGCTGAAATGACTAAAAAGATTTTAGTTACCGGCGGAGCTGGCTTTGTGGGCTCTAGGCTTATTCAAGAGCTGGTGAAGCTTGAAGGAGTTGAGGTTTATTCTCTGGATAATTATTTTACAGGAGTAAGAGAAAACCATGTTGCTGGCGCCACCTACATTGAGGGGGATTGCCGAAATATCGGGACTCATATTGAGTTCTCGCCTGATATTATTTATCATTTTGGTGAATACTCCCGAGTTTCGACAAGCTTCGATGACTATGAGCTAGTGTGGGAATATAATGTAGTGGGAACGCGAAGTGTGATAGAGTTCTGTAAGCAAAATAAGTCCAAGTTAATATATTCGGCGTCCAGTACCAAGTTTGGAGACGATGGGAAAAACAAAGATTGCTCCCCGTATGCGTTCCATAAATCCCAAAACACAGAACTAATCAATAATTATGGTGAATGGTTTGGGTTGGATTATGTGATATGCTACTTTTATAATGTGTATGGCGCCGGACAGATCAGTGTCGGAAAATATGCTACCGTCGTAGGGATATTTGAACGCCAGTATTTAGCTAAAGAGCCACAATCAATTGTCTTCCCGGGAACCCAAACTCGAAACTTTACTCATATTGAAGATGTGGTCTCAGCACTAGTACTATTGAAGGGACCTTCATCGGGTGATGGATACTGCATTGGAACCGACAAGAGCCACATGATCGTGGAAGTTGCTAAAATGTTTAGTGAAGATGTAGTATACTTAGATAAACGCGTCGGAGAGCGTTATACTACCTCGATCGACTTGACCAAAATGAATAAGTTGGGCTGGAAGGCCACAATAGAGTTAGAAAAATATATTGCAGATTTTAAGGAGAATAACAAATGAATTTAAGCAATCAAGCAGTGGGAGCCCTGATGATGGCTCTACAAAAATCTTTAATGGAACAGAGCGATATCGTGCCGGTTCTATTAGAGATGGATTTTGTGCAAACAGAAGACGGGGAACTACAGGTAACGAATCCACCCGTTGTATCGCTACAGGGTGTTGAAAATACCTCGGAAGACACTTTAAGCAACGAAGATACGACGGTCTTAATCCCGGAAGACTAAGTGCCCAGATACCAATATAAGTGTTCAGCCTGTGAATTATTAACTACAATTAATCACTTATCGACTGAAACCAGGACGGAGTGCCCGCATTGTTTCACAGAAAATACGCTTATTAAAATGCTTACAAGTTTTACGACTGCCCCAAAAAGCACAGTATCAACACCTCAAAAAACGGGAGATTTGACCGAGGATCAAATTAAAGAATCTCGCGAGGACCTTGCGCGTCAAAAAGAAGAGCTAAGTAAGAAAAGAAAATGACATTTTATATATTAGTTGCATTCTCGGCAGTATTAAATTTCCTATTGATTTGGTACCTGAGCCGCCTTTTGAGAAAATTTTATTTTATATCTGAAAATTTAGCGGATTTGTATCTGACTTTGCGGTCATTTCAAATATTTACCACGAACATGTATAGTATGGATTCCTATCATGGTGAGCCAATGATTCAAGAACTGGTTTATAGAATCAAAGAAACCAATGTCGAGATGGAAGAATTTCGAGAGATTTTTGAATTTACCCTTGACGAAGAACTAGAGGAAGAACTTAATGCCACCGAAGAAGAAACGTAAAAAAAGTACTAAAAATCATTACTTTACAAGTGTTCATGAAGACGCAATAGTAAAATACGCCAGGTCAGAGGACCGCGAATTGAGGGCAAAACTGTACGAAGAGTACATTCAACCTGCTCTGGACCAAATGGTTGATAAGATTATCTATACCTATCGATTTACAACGTTGCCAAATATTGATTATTTAAAAGCCGATTGTAAAGTTTGGCTTACTACCATTTTAAATAAGTATGACCCCTCTAAAGGTTCGAAGGCATTTTCGTATTTCTCTGTGGTGACTAAAAATTGGTTTATCCATAAAGTCAAAAGGACTCAAAAGCGTAATCGCACAGAAGTCTTTATGGAAGACATTCTTAATGAACTAGACGAAGACCTAGTTTCACGCGAGCCGACGTATATCCAGAAGAGGACCGAGATGGAGTTCTGGTCGTCTCTTAACACTGAGATAAGCACGTGGGATGCGTTTATGCTCAAAGAAAACGAGAAAAAAGTCTTAATGGCTGTCCGTATTCTATTGGATTCTGCCGACACTATAGAAATTTTTAATAAAAAAGCTATTTATTTATACCTGCGAGAGATCACAGGACTTAACACAAAACAGGTTGTTAACAATCTAAATAAGTTAAGAAAAAGATATAAGGTGTTTAAAGGCAAATGGCAAAGCGGCGAAATTTAAGTTTAGATGAGTACGTCGAAGAGACGACCAAAAACATCCGCGAAGACCGCGCGATGGCAAAGACCCTCCTCATCGATGTGATGACGGACATGGCAGGCTCCTCCACGGATAGGAGGGAGATGGGCCCTATTGCTGCCAAGTTCGTAGAAAACCTCCAAAGATCCAACGAACAGATGGTGAAACTCGCATCAATCCTCCAGAGACAAAAAGTAACAAATATTGGTCTTTCAGAAGACGACAAAGACCAGCTCTTCGATTTGCTAAATGAGGATTTGACCGGTGACAAGTGATCCAAACAAGCTCAAATTTTCTGACTTAGGATTTGGGTTTTTAAATAATTGCAGCGACCAGGGAGCCGGCAATTCTGTAGACCGCCGGCGCTCGAATGGCACAGATTATCTTAAGGCAGCAATTCAGAAGACCTACCAACCGAGCGCCATGTCCGGCGTCGGCAATACAATGACTGGGATTGTAATGCATTGCTCTCAAAAAAAGCCAGGTGCAGCCAGAACCAAAGAAGACATTTTAAGTGCATATGCTCGTACTGGATTGCAGCGCGCTTGGGACAAAGTAAAGAGCTGGACTAGCGACGGTTTAATAAATGTGTATAAAGTATACATACCCGAGATTGAGTGTCGACCAGCGCCTCTTTCTTTTGAAGACCCGGTTGTTTTTACCTATTATGACGTTTACCAAGCCACCGGACTCGACGCCAAAGATCCCATACCCCTTGGGTCTGTAGTTCACGTTGAATTCGAGAACCTTGTTAATTTTAAAAATCCGACTATCGTTTGGTGTAGTGAAGAGCCGGTTGCCTTTGAGGGAGAAGGCGGAGCCAGCGCCCCCGGCGGCGGAGGAGGCGGATCCGCACCGGCTCGAAACGGTGGAAAGACGGCACCAGCACCAGTGGGCGGGTGGGCAAAGGACGCCAACGACCCGGGCAACTGCCCATGGTCGAACCACAAAAGACAAAGGACGGACACATGGCAATCATCAGATCCAAGATACTCGAAGTGGAATGGTACAGTGATTTCGAATGGGTCCTTAGAAGATACAGGCATGCTAGCCACCGATTCTGCTTCTGGAGTCCAAGCGCTGCCCCCGGTTATGGAAGATTTTTTAAAACTCGCAGACGCGTACAAAGTGAAATTTGGTAAACAACTAAAAGGTTCTGGCTATCGGACGTATGCGAGCCAGGTCAGCGTCCGGATGAAAAGAGCTGGCCCGGGACATAATTGCGGTCAGGGATCTGAGCGCCTCGGCGCAACCGGACGCAAGATCGGAAAGGCTGCAACCCCTGGAACATCAAATCATGGCTGGGGAGCAGCAATTGATTTAGTCAGATCAGACTGGACAAAAGGCAGAGGGAATAGATCCCCAGAGTTTCGGTGGCTTAATAAGTTTTCGGCAGACTATAACTTTGTTTTTAATGTCACGAACGAACACTGGCATATTACCTGGAAGAATATCAAATCTGTATTACCTGGGATGAACGCACCGGGCAGACCTTGGAACTCATCCGGTCTTACTGATGCCAGTATTGATTTAACAACACCTCATGTATATACATAAGTCGTTACATTGGTGTATAAGTGAGAATGGAGAAAATAACAAATGAAGATAAGCATTCAATCATTCCTTAAAAAAGCAACAGATGCCATAGATCTGAACCTGATGTCTGACACAGAAAGGGAGAGTTTCGACAAGAGAACCCCAGTTGAAAAGGCGCGCTATTTGGGGTTCGGACAGAATAACCGACAAAACTTCGATACCCCTTCATATATCCATTCGACCGGTGATGCCGTCTATCGCAACGGCAACTCGTCAATAATTCTAGGACTGGATCGCCCGAGCAATATTTTTTCAGGCTTCGGCGGCAGGAAGAACACCCATTGTGCAGCCATTGATATAGTTGCTGGCAGAATGGGATACCGTGCCGCAAAGCGAACAGCAGGCGGACAGAATATAAATTCAGACCCCAACTTTAAACTAGACGCGTCAAGAGTGTATATCTCTCAGAAATCAGATCCCGATGGGTACTTTGGGTTGGTTGAGGGAAGCGTGGGCAACACTAGTAAGTCCTCGCCGCGTAGTACAGTGGCTTTGAAGGCAGACACACTGCGGTTTATAGCCAGAGAGAATATTAAGCTCGTCACACGTACCGACAGCCAAAATTCCCAAGGCGCGAACCTGGGAGACGCTTTTGTAGGGAACTATGGTATTGATTTAATAGCCCTGAACGACGATAAAGATCTTCAACCGCTCGTAAAAGGCGACTCCTTGGTATCATGCCTCCAGCAAATTATTAAAAATGTTCATGATCTTAGTAGCCTCCTCGATAACTATTTAGAGTATAACCGGATGTTTATGAAGGCAGTCATCAAACACACCCACCACTCTCCGTTCTTTGGGTATTCCACGGCACCAGATTTTGAAGGGATATTTCCAGATGGTATTGAATCCTTAATTGACACCGTCACGAATGTTCAGCTGCAATTAAACAGCCACATGCAAACCTTAAACAATGTAGACACCAATCACTTACGGACTCCGGGCGGCGCGGCCGCTGAAAAGGATGGCAAAAGCCAATATATATTGAGTAGATACAACAACACTAATTAAATTATGCCTGCACAAGTAAATCTAAATAAAACTTTTTATGACGAACCTATTAAGATTCCCTTCGAAGATGGGAATGTCTCATGGCTGCGCCTGCGCCTGAATAAGGATATTTCAACTCCGGAACAAAAGATAGAAAGAGCGGTAAATAAGTACATTACTTATTATTTTCCAGAGTTCTACCGCAATATGCGCGACCCTGACTTCGACGGTGATCAAACTGTCTACAACGATTTGCGCGAAACTCTCAAGGGAGTGATCAGTATTGAGAACCCCGGCTACGCGTTGAGACCACCCTCAGATACTAAACAATATGTTCTGTTTAAATTAGAGGCTGAAATGTCCATGCGAGAATTCCGCGTAGCAATGTCTGCAGCACTACCCGATTTCGAAGATAATCTCTTGTTCTTTAATCAGGAGAACAATATCAGCCAGGACCTCAACGGGGTTACAGAGATAGCACTAAGTTCGCTTGGTACGACGGCCCATAGTATGGGCGCCCTCATGAATAAGTTTGAGGAACAAAAACAAAACTATGGCGGCGCCGTTAACGTGTCGGGAGTAGATTTTGGGTTTCTTTCTACATCTATTACGAAGATCCTGGCTCTAATTGTAAAAGGACTAGCCAAAGATCTAAAGGGAGTACAGCAGGGCGGACAACATCAGACTAGCTATACGGAGGGAGATGTTCTTACTTTATACTTCTCTAACAAAACAGATCGCCCGGACAACCCTCCTCCTCCTGATCCCTTAAATGTGTTTACTAATACTACCACAAGGATAGCTATCACCGCTATGACATATGTGGCAGCCGATGCCACCCCGGGTGTTGAATTTGTTAAGGTGGGGTACTTCTCACTGATGAAGTATAAAAAAATATTCAGCGACCAGATGACTTTAAAAATCCTGCGAAGAGTGGATGATATCCTTGAACAGGAAAGAAACGCCGCAGCGACAGGACGCCCCACGGGAATGCTTAATTTTATGTCAGATATGGCGCTGCAAGCCCCTCGTGACGAAGCCGCTGGAGAGATGTTCACATTTCCCACTGAAAATGATCCCAATACCGACAGCGATGCTCTTATCCAAGAAGCAATTCGTCTTAAATACCTAGACCCCACCGATGATCAAGACCTTCAACAAGGAATTAAAGCCCTTACTGATGATGAACTGGCAGCATTACGGCATTCTGTTGAACAAAATCCTGAATTATTTGAGAAAGTATATCAACAAGAGAAAAAACAAAAACTTCAAACCGGAGTAGATGTAACTGACACCATCGGAAAGGCGTTGGAATTTGGACCGTTAGCCCTGTTCGAAGACGGCTCAGCCGCGGATAAGATCATGCAGAAGTTTGGACTAAAGGCACTAGCCAGAGAAGCCATGATTTGTTTGACCTTTGGTTTAAACTTTGAAATACAACGCATCACTAACGCCATCGGCGATGTTTTACAAGATGAACTTAACGAGCCATACAGGTCGACAGAGGAAAACAATACACGATTTGCTTTTGACTTGGAGATGTCGCTACTTAAGATTTTCTCGATCAAGGGTGATCTCTGGAAAGTAGTGCTCGATTCAATCCTTAGTTCGATTTCTGAAGCTCTTATAACTCTCATTCAGCAGCTAACCCAGCTTTTAAAGGAAGCTTGTACCATTCGCAACCCACGCGCGGAAGATTTTGGTTCTGTTGACATCCCAAACTTGCTTGGTCCCAATATCGTCGGACCTAACTCTAACTCTCCATTTGGCTTCGGCAATGATGAAAATAGCCCCTTCGGCAACCTTATTGATTTGACTGGCTGTTCCGGAGAGGAGATCCTTACCTATCTAAATGATGTTTCCGGGATACTGTCGTCAATAGATATTTGTTTGTTGATGCAGTCGGATTTGGCACTCCCCGAGGGTCTCCTTACACGTATAGCTGAGTTTAACGAAACGTACCCGACTCCCTGCATATCTGCCAATCTATCTGACCTCTCCCAGGTAGCCGATTTCTGGAGTATACTTTCTACCATGGCAGACGTAAGTGAGCTTTGCAACGAGATTATTAATGATTTAATTTATCTAAACCAAAATAACATCTGTCTCACAGAAGACGACCTAGCCCAGTTGTCGCTTGAAGAACAAAACAATATTGAAGAGTTACTCGATCTTATCGAGAATGGCTTCGATGACGCTCCTCCCATCTATAATTTTGATTGTCCGGATGCCGAAAACTTTATTAATGATCCTGTTATCACAAGACTTGTTCCAGAAACTCTTAGCGATCTTATTGAATTTGTGGAGATGCAGTTTATCTCGTCAACCGACGCTATAAAGAATGTTTTATTGGAGGCCACGCTAGGAGGTCCAGGACCACTGAGCCCCTATGAGCAGGCAGCCGCCAGCTTCGGAGCGGACTCTCCAACCCCTGAGGAATGGGCGCGCAATCCCGACAGCGAAGCCCTCGATGCCATCAAAAACACGTTTAATGACATTGCTGATGCTACAGGACCAATCCGAGATGCGATAGAAATGTGTTTACTTGATACCCCCGGTCTTTTAAATCCCGAGATTCGGGATGTCGGAAACGCTGTCAACGGGATCATAGATGTTTTAAGAGACCCTGAGGTTCAGGGGGCTTTCGAAGGCATCGCGACCAAGCTGCAGACTGCCGCGGCACTACCGCCAAACACACCCATGATTACAACATATGAGTTTAATCAAGAATTCTTTAGGCGCTTCTCAAATTATATTGATATTAGTAAAGCAAGGCGCGGTCAGTCCTCCTCAAAGACTTTTCAGATCCCTAATCATCTATATTCTTATTATACAAATTTCAGTCGCGACGACGCGGTGTTTAAAATACAGTTTAGTTTTCCTAAGTTCACCAGTGATAGCACTAAACAACGCATCGTATTAAGATATCCTCGTTACGAGAATACTAATCAGCCGACCCCTCTTTACTTTAGCTTAAGTGATCTTCTTGAGTCCGACGTCGAAGAACAATTAGAAGACGCCATGGCAGAAGAAACGACCAAAGCCCTAGCCGGCGCAAATTTACATTTAAATTTGGATGAGTTTATTGACTCCGTTTTACAGTCGAAGGACACGACCGGCACTACTTGGGTTGATGCCTATGTTGCCGAGTCCCGGTTCTTTCCTTACGCTTATGGACTTTTATTAGATCAGCTATTTGAATATTATGTAGAGAATGGGGTTTTTACTGCCGCCGCCCTCCAGCAACTAAACTTTTTCCACGATAATTCAAATTGCCTACCGGGAACGTCAGCCGACCTACTTGATGTCGAGGGCATTTTCAACGAAGTTCAGCAAGAATATATGCAACAAGCTTGTACAGATGCGACAGTTCCTCCCCGTACACGCATGCGCAGTGTTATGAAATATGCTATGTATCTTCTTTTGGTTCAGGTTCACGTAGCAGAATTTGTGATCAAAAATATATTCCTTTTTTCTGCAGTACAGCTGAACGAAGTATTCGCTAACGACTTTATTGTTTCTTACATGCGAGATGAGATTCTCGGCTCTCTGACCCGTTACTTTGAGGGAATTGGAGAAATAGGCGCCATTGTAGAAATAAAGAACTCCTTGATCGACCTGTTTAATAAAAAGATGATACGACCTATCACGGTTAGCCAAGGCGGTATACTGGATAATGAGGGGAATGTTGTTTTCCCACTGGGAACATATTTCCTCCGAGAGGGTCCGATCTCGAGCCTTTCCGTCACCCCCACGGTAACCACCGCCGCCGCCGCCGCGGCAACCACCGCCGGCCCGGTAACCACCGCCACCGCCGCCGCGGCAACCACCGCCGCCGCGACCACCATGGCTGCCGCCGCGGCAACCACCGCCGCCGCGACCACCATGGCTGCCGCCGTCGTTCCAGCCGCCACCGCCATGGCTGCCTCCGCGGCAATCCCCGCTAACGCATCAACCGCAACGTTCAATGACATTATCGATTATCTAGCAATTGTTAGGATTCAGGCGTCTATGGGATCCACCTCCGACCCGGGCCCCGTTTCGAACGCTATAAAAAAAGCTCTTCCCACTCAAAATCAGCTGACTCAAGAACAAATCTTTCTATCTTCGATGCCCGTACTACAAGGAATATCCCCAGCAGATAGTAAAGCTTCTATTGGTGCGCTCCTAAAAGACGTCCCTCTAATATCTGTAAGAGGCAACGCGATCGCGAGAGACTGGACCTCTGCGAGACGAGATGCTGCTTTCGAAAAAATAGAAGACATACTGAACGACCGGTCACGAATTTTGATTACTAAAAATGTGATTGGAATCCGCGCTAAAAACAGCACCGATTTTCCTCTCCTTGATTCGGTTTGGGACCGAAGTAAGATACAATACTCATTTTGGATGTATGTAGATAAGCTCGGCGGCGAAGGCGGGGCGGCTCTCTATCAAGGATCCACCGAATGGAAACAAAGAAAGAAGTATATTGTTAAATTATTTGATGTGGAAGATTTTGACTTTGGACCAGAAGTCGCAGCCCTGTGGGCTCAAGCCGAAGCCGCTCTTGATGAAAATGGCGCTGCCCACGGAGCCCTTAATGTTCCCGAGAAAACTGCGATTCGCAATCGAGTTGTAAAAAAGTATAAGGTGGAGAGTTTCTCTTCCGCGCTCAACCCCGTCCCTTTTGTGCCGTCGAGCTTAGCCCCGGAGGAGATGGCCCATATTATTGCCGATCCTAAATACCAGCAATATTTTTCGACAGTTTTTAATAAAGAAATCGTTGGAATCGTCCCGATAATACAAAACTTTTATTTAACTGATCATTACTTTCCTGCAATTGAGACCACCATGGCATCAACTAAGGATCGAGTTCTAAGTATGATGGAAACGATCTTGCGAGGAGACGATAGATATGACGGAACGCCGCGCCTCGGGCGCACTGCTGCCTCCAATCATGCCTTAAATAGCAGCGTTTCGATGAGCACGATTGATCCCGAGAGCATGGCTCGCGACTTTATTTTGAAGATGCTTATTAAAACTCCTATTGACATATTAAAGGGAATACTAGAGATTATAGATCCCCACGTTTCGACTACAAAAATGATTAAAACGGGAACCGGAGCTGCCTTTAACGCAATTAGCGCAGTTCTAGCACAAAAGGACCTTCTCAGCGAAGATGATCCGGCGTACCAGGAGGCTCTAGCGTTGGATCCGGATATCCCTCCCGCACCATTTGCCCCCGGCGCCGACGCGGGCGACCTTTTCGTAGCCATTCTCTGTGTGGTAAACCATCTGCTACAAAACCCTCCCGGGTTCCCGATCATTGACCCTCAGCCGCTTAACCTATTTCCACGTATTAGTATAGATGGTGTTGACTTTTTAGGAACCGGCATGGGGATGTATATGATTCCACCGACACCTTTAGGGTTTCTTTATCTTCTGTTGCAACTAATTAATTGGGACGCACAGTCAGATATTAACCTTGACATTAACTCTCCGTTTGGATCGGGGGGAGTCAATGTCAGTGATAGCACAGAGCCGACTGACTGTGAGGAGGCTGAAATTGCTATTGAGGAGACAACGCCATGAAAGGATCTGGATTATCAGTAGCGCTACCTCTCTCGGTTAGTGATGTTTTTGGTCCTTATGACCTTAACACAACATTTCAGGAGTTAGCCCAACAAAATTTAAAGATGTTGATACTCACTATTCCTGGTGAGAGGATCATGTACCCGGAGTTTGGTGTCGGGCTGCGAAAATATTTGTTCGAAAACAATACACCGGATACGTATTCAGAAATTAAGGGCAACATAGCTCAACAAGTTTCCATCTACCTTCCCTATATTTCATTAGATAATATTATATTTCGAGTGCCAGAAAACAATCCCGACCTCTTCCCCAACACCATGTCGGTTGCTATCTTTTTTACAATCACACCGATTCAGGAGAAGACCCTGCTCGAAATTAACATAAACAACTAATTAACAGAGAACCATTATGCCCAAAAAACTACAGCCCATTGATTATACTAGCCGAGACTTCGACTCAATTCGGAAAGATCTAGAAAACTACGCCAAAAGATACTATCCAGATACTTACAAGGATTTTAATCGGGCATCTTTTGGTTCTCTCATGCTGGATACTGTCTCATACGTGGGCGATGTTCTCTCATTCTACCTGGATTATCAAGCCAACGAAAGCTTTTTAGAAACCGCGGTCGAATATGATAATGTAATCCGATTAGCCCGACAGATGGGCTTTAAGTTAAATCCGAGTCCATCCTCGTTTGGCGTCCTAACTTTCTACATCCAGATCCCTAGCGACGGAACTAGTGTCGGACCTGATTTGGCATATGCCCCTACTTTGGAAGCTGGTAGCGTTATGTCATCGACAGGCGGCGGAACTTATACGTTATTAGAAGATATAGATTTTGCTCGTCCGACCAATCAAGTGGTGGTGGCAAATGTCGACAACACGACGGACAATGTTACGAATTACGTCGTTAGAGCACAAGGTCGAGCATGTTCTGGACAAGTAAGTTTTAGAGAGGTGGATGTTGGGAATTTTGAGAGATTCTTAACCGTTAACTTGGCCACTAAAAACGTAGCAGAGGTAATTTCGGTAACCGATCTTGAAGGTCACGAGTATTACGAAGTGGACAATCTGTCGCAGAACGTTATCTATAAGGCTGTTAAGAATCCTAATACTTCGACCAACGGAACGGTGGCGAGCATCATGAAAGCCGTCCCGGTATCTCGCCGCTTTACGGTGGAGTACAAAGCAGACACAGCATTCCTTCAGTTTGGTTATGGTTCCGACTCTGAATTACTTTCTGACTCGGTAGTCGACCCGACTAACCTAGTATTAGACCTTCATGGTAGAACCTATGTAACTGATGTCGACTTTGACCCCACAAAGCTTATTAGTACTGATAAATTTGGAATCGCACCAGCTAATACTACGCTGCGCATAGGTTACCGCGTAAATAATATTAACGATGTAAACTCTGGGGTCGGAACAATAATAAATGTAGATAGACCGTCCTTTAGATTCACATCACAGGGATCTCTGGCGCCCAGAACTCGTAGTACCGTTATGTCGTCTATAGAAGTAACTAATGATGAAGCCTTCGTGGGGGATATTTCACTCCCCTCATCAGAAGAGATTAAACAGCGAGTCTTCGGCTTTTATGCCGCTCAAAATCGAGCCGTCACGGTACAGGACTATCAGGCGATATGTTACGGCATGCCAGCTAAGTTTGGTTCTATCAAAAGAGTCGCAGTCGCACGAGACTTTGACGAGCTTAAGCGCAACTTGAATATTTATGTGATCTCTTCAAATAGCAGCGATAAGCTTGTGACCCCGAACCAGACTCTTAAAAACAATTTAAAAACATGGCTTCTACAGTATAAAATAATCAATGATACGGTCGATATCCTCGACGCATCTATTGTTAACTTTGGTATTGACTATCGTGTGGCTATTGATCTAAACACAAACCGCTTTGATGTTATCAACAGGGCAAACGTTGCTCTGCGGAATTGGCTTCAAAACAATCAGTATGATATTGGGGAGAACATACAACTGGTCGATTTCTATAAAGTTTTGCAGAAAGTTAAGGGAGTTATTGACGTCGTGGGACTTGAGATTAAGGGCAAAGTTGGCGCGACCTACTCTAATCTTGATTATAGCTTCACTAAGAACCTATCAGCTGATGGTCGCCGAATTGCTGCCAAAGAAAATATTATTTTTGAACTTAAGTTCCCCAACGTCGATATCAAAGGATCTATTCAATAATGGCTATATTAAGGTACACAGCTAGCGCTGATACTACAATCACAAATGCTTACGAAGCCAACCTGGTTACCCGGGGCTCCGGATCCAATATGGGCTATGCTGATGCTTTAGAGGTTTTTTCTATTTATGGACAAGAATCCGGGTCTAACGGACAATCTCAAGAACTGTCACGCATTTTAATTGAGTTCCCGGTAAGTGTAATTAGCGCGAACCGTACCGCGGGAACAATCCCAGCCTCTGGTAGCGTTGAGTTTTATCTTAAGATGTATAATGCGAGGACCCCGTTCACGCTGCCTCAGGACTTTAATTTAATAGTTGCACCTGTTTCTCAGTCCTGGAATGAAGGAACTGGCTTAGACATGGACGAATACCAAGACCTAGGACAGGCGAACTGGGGGAAACCCACTTTGGCTGGTGATTGGACCTCCCAAGGAGGAGATTATCTTACTGCCTCCAATTATAATGTCTCCTTCCCCAAAGGATATGAAAATCTAGAGGTGAATGTCTCAGAGATAATGGAGCGATGGATCGCAGCATCCAATGAGTTCAATAATTATGGATTTGGTATTCACTTAACAGCTAGCCAAGAAGCCTACTTCTCTAGTTCCCTCGGTACCGATAGCGGAAGCGTTATTCAAAATACAGTTGGGGCTAAGCAGTCATACTACACTAAAAAATTCTTTTCTCGTTCCACTGAGTTCTTCTTCCAGCGCCCCGTGATTGAAGCGCGCTGGGATTCTCGGATTGAAGATGATCGCGAAAACTTTTATTATTCTAGTTCCTTGGCACCAGCTGCAGATAATCTTAATAAGCTTCATTTATATAACTTGATTCGCGGCCGGCTCGTGAATATCCCCGCAGTTGGAACCAACGACCTGCTCGTATCTTTCTATTCTAGCTCGGTTAATGGTGTTCCTTCTGGCTCAAAACTTAAGCTCCCCGTCGGCGGCGGTGTTGTTACAGCCGATCATCTAAATGCCACAGCTAGCTACTCAAGTGCTGGTCTGTACACCGTTCAACTAGCTCTCACAGCTGCCTCCACCCGTCTTTTGGCCGTGCATGATGTATGGCACAGCGGCGGCGTTGAGTTCTTCACCGGCTCAATCTATCCTGAGTTAATTCCAACTTATGATTCTGCGCCGACTTTTAATCGTATCACTTCATGTAAAAACTTAAAAAAGAAATACTCCCCGCAAGACACTGCGCGTTTTAGGTTTTTTGTTCGTGACAGGAATTGGAGCCCGAATGTTTATACCGTTGCGACTGCAAATAACCCTACGGATATTATTCCTAGCGCGTCATTTAATATTCGTCGCATAATTGATAACTATGATGCCGTTCCTTACGGCACGGGTTCAGAAAAGAGTACTTACTTATCTTACGACAAGGAGGGAAACTACTTTGATTTAAATATGAGTTTGCTGGAGGCAGACTACATGTATGAGATTAGATTATCCTATTATAACGACAGCATAGGATCTTGGCAGGAGCAACCTCAAGCGTTTAAATTTAGAGTTGAAGAATAATTAGCATATGAGTATAAAGAAATATTTTGAAGTAGCAGAAAATATTCAGTCTCTCTCGAACAAATCTGCTCAGGAGATAGCCTCGCAAGTCGAGTCCGCTGGCTACCACGAGCAAGATTTGATTCAAGAAGAGAGATTTATCTCTCGTGTTGATTTTTCAAAGCCGCAGAACTTTGCGCGCTGGGGATCGGCAGAAGAGTATTATAACGAAGCGCTCAAAAGAATCTATGAAGGTTACCCCTATGATGGGTCCCTCCGCGAAAGGAGCGAATGGCATAACGAGTCAATTGATATTGATCTGTATGTCTTTGAAAATAGATATCCTCGGACAACTGGCTACGTTATCCTCTCAGCTGACGGCTGGGGAACGGGTAATCTTGTTGATGGCTACGGCTCACCAGCAACCCCTGAATATATTTATGTAAAAGGTGGACCCAATCCTCATCAGGTAAAGGAAACTCCCTATACTATTCAATTTACTGGCTCCAACTATTATGAGCCCTCCAAAAATCGGGGATCTAATCTTTCTTTAAACCTGGCCAGCAATGGAGCATCTCTAGAGTTCTGGCTTAAAAAGAGTGCTTACCTGGAAGAGTCTCCCCGCGAGGTCATCTTTGACCTATGGAACGGCGAGAACTCGTCTTCTGCTGACTACGCACGCTTCCGGCTGGAGCTTACCGGAAACCTAACCGACGGATCCACACCGTTCCTGCTCACAGCAATGTCGGGAACTACAGGCTTCTACAGACAGAATATCTCCAGCACCTCAATCACCAGTGCTTCGGTGGGGAACGATACCTGGCAACACTACGCAGTAACTCTTAAGTCTGCATCAGCCGGCGTAACCACAAGATTTTATGTCAACGGCGCCCTAGACAAAGAATCCACCCTAGGCTCTACTGGTATAAATGATGTCGACAGTACGGCGCTCAGAGCATACGCAGGAGCGCTTGTAACGGCTGTATCAGGAACTACTACCCCTAGCTCCACAAAAGCTGCTGACGGCAAGCTCTCGGCGTCTCTCGATGAATTCCGGTACTGGAAGACACAGAGATCATCTGAAGAGATCGGTCGCTTTTGGTTTACCCAAGTAGGAGGGGGCGTTAATACTGACCCAGTACCCTTTACGACTACCGAAGAATCTTCTAATGTTAATTTAGGCGTCTACTTTAAATTTAATGAAGGTATTACTGGACGAGCCGCGACCGATAGCGTGGTTCTGGATTACTCTGGACGCTGGTCTAATGGCGCCTGGACCGGATATACTTCGAACTCACGAAACACCGGCTCCGCGATAATATCCTCCAGCGCTGCTGTCCGAGAATTCGAAGATCCAATTATCTATTCTTTCCACCCTCGTGTAGAACTCCTAAGTACACAGCTCCAGTTATCTGGCTCGACTTATGATGTAAACAATAATGCTTCGCTGTTCAAAACTATTCCTTCTTGGATTTCTGAGGAAGACGAGGAAGGCTCCGGAGATGTTAAAAAACTAACACAGATATTGTCTAGTTATTTTGATAGCTTACACTTAAAAATAGAGAGCCTAAATAAGCTTAAAGATATCCGTTATTTGAGCGGAAGCGCTGAGAAGCCGCTCCCGTTTGCTGAGAAACTTTTATCTAATTACGGATTGGTCGCTCCGGACTTATTCCTGGATGCTGACATCCTTGAGAAGCTATTGGATCGCAGTGAAGATAAGGTTTATGAAAAGTCGCTTCACGATATCAAGAATATTATTTATCAAAACATCTATAACAACCTCAATTATATCTATAAGTCTAAGGGAACCGAAAAGTCATTCCGTAATTTAATTCGCTGCTTTGGTATTGACGACGAACTCGTCAAAATTAATATGTACGCGAATGATGTTACTTACGAGTTACAAAACAATCGCCGCAACGTTGTAGTGGCTGACAAATTTGTCAACTTCAATAACAGCGACAACACCAAAGCTACAGTTTACAATTATGCAGACCCTACCAATTCCAACTCAGTTAGTTATATTGATGCTAATTCTAGTTTGACCGGGGGATTTGCAACCACGCTAGAGACAGAGGTGCTGTTTCCCCTTAAAATATCAGAGGACTCACCGTCGTATGTGAACACTAATACAATTAGTTCTTCATTGTTTGGTGTCCACGGCACCACACTGTCCGCGACCAAAACAACTTGGCCTGGGGACGACACCGTTAACTTCCAAGTTTATGCTGTCCGCGACGAACTATATTCAGATAATGTAAAATTTGTTCTGACTAGCTCAACGGGGGGTTATATCCCGAAGTTGTCGAGTAGCCTCTATCAACAGGTCTACAACAATACGAGATGGAATCTTGCCGTACGGATAAAGCCAGAAACTTACCCGATGAAGGGATTGATTAATAGTGCAAGCAGCAATTACGTAGTCGAACTCCATGGTATACAAGCAGAAGCTGGCGTTATCCTAGAGGAATTCACAGTTTCTGCTAGTATTACAGCGCCTAGACCTTCTTTCGTGACTGGCAGCAAGAGAGTGTTTGTTGGAGCCCATCGTTCTAACTTCACGGGCTCTACCGTCCTAGACATGACCGATGTTAAGGTGAACGCTTGCCGCTACTGGCTAGACTATGTTGATGATGAAGCATTGAGGGGTCATATTCTTGATACGGAAAATTATGGTGCATTACGGCCCCATCTATATGCGTTTGAATTTGATACGTCTGCTTCTTATGGAGATGTGACCAAATATGATACGCTGGTGTTCAACTGGGAGTTCCTAACAAACACGGGCTCTAGTGCCGGCGGAACCTTTATGGTCGACGATCTATCTTCTGGATCTGCCGACTTTACTAGGTTCGGAAGCCTAGGAGGCATTCTTAATAAGCAGTACACCGCTAGTGGCTCCTTCTTCTTACCATCCTCGACAAAGTCCATCGATAAAGACTTTATGATTTCTTCCAAGCTCAACCTTCCTGAGAATGTCAGAGCCGAAGACATGGTTAAAGTATTGAATGCACAGGAACAAGATGTCTTTACTACAGAAAGCCGCCCTGTAAACTATTACTTCGCTTTTGAAAAGAGCATGTATCAAGTGATCTCCGAAGAGATCCTCAACTCATTTGCTAATTTAAAAGATTTTCATAACTTAATCGGAGATGTTGTAGAGCAATACCGACCAGAATATAAACAACTTGCTTTTATGAGGCAAAAATTCTTTGAAAACGTTGCCAATCAAGAGTTGGATTTTGAGAAGTTTTATGAGTATTACAAGTGGTTCGATAGCTCTCTATCTTTAATGTTAGGACAACTTGTACCAGCGTCCGCCGATTTCTCGAATAATGTCCGCACTATGGTAGAAAATCATGTTCTGGAA